GCCTTTGAGCGCAGCGCTGACGGCGCCTACGTTCACACCGAGGGCACCACGGCTGTCACCGAGGAGAGCCTGACGCTCGGCATCGTGACGATGATCCCGGCGAACATCAAGAAGTGGATTCGCATCAGCGACGAGGCGATGGCGATGGGCGGCGAGGACTTCCTCCGCTACATCTACGACGAGCTGACGCACCAGATCGTCAAGAAGCTCGCCGACCTTGTGGTCGCGGACATCACCGGTGCGAGCACCAGCCACAGCGCGACGGCTGTCGGCATCCCGCAGGCGTCCGTGGCTCCGTCTCTGACGGCCATCCCGACCGCTTACGCGAACCTCTCCGATGAGGCCCGCAATCCGGTCATCGTGATGAATCGCCTGACCTACGCCGACTTTGTTTCCGCGCAGGTCGCCGGCAACTTCTCCGTCGATCCGTTCATGGGCCTGCCGGTGCTCTTCAACGACAGCCTGCCCAGCTACGCGACCGCGTCCGCCGGCTCCGGCATCTATGCCTTCGTCGGCGATCTGAACGGCGCGAGCGTCAACTATCCGGAGGGCGATGGCGTGGTCATCAAGTGGGACGACCTGTCCGAAGCCGAGGCTGACCTGATCAAGGTTGTCGGCCGCCAGTATGCCGCGCACGCGGTGACTGCTCCCGGTCGCTTCGTCAACTTGGTCAAGCCGTCCGCGGTTACGACCTGATGAAGCTGCTGCTGAAACAGCGGCAGAGGATTTGGCACGAAGCCGGGGAGATCGTCGAGGTCTCTCCGGCGGAAGCCAACTTCCTGCTTTCGGTGGGCGCCGCAGTTTATGCTCCCGATAAGAGGGAGACACCGGAAGCCCCGGCGGCTGTGAAGAAGGAGACGCGGAGGAAAAAGTGATGCGGCTATTGATTGGCGTTCCAAGCACCGATTTTATGCACACCGAATTTGTCCAGAGCCTGACGGCGCTGCTAAAGCGGCTCCAGAGCGATGGCGTGGACTACGAGCTGCACATCGAGCCTGGGACGCTGGTCTATATGGCGCGTGACAAAATCGCGTGCAGAGCCATCAATGAGCGGTTCACGCACGTCCTCTGGCTGGATAGCGACATGGTGTTCACGCCGGATCTGCTGGACGATTTGCAGTTTAGCGGGAAGGACTTTGTGACCGGCATCGCGGTGAGCCGCCGGAAGCCGTTTTCGTCCTGCCTCTTTCGGTCGCTGGATCTGAATCATATCGAAAGATATGGCGACTGGGAGGAGCTGCCGAAGAACACGTTCGAGGTCGCTGGATGCGGCTTCGCTTGCGTGTTGATCGCGGTGGACATCCTTAAGGCAGTGCAGGAGCATTACAAAACGTGTTTCACGCCAGAGACGCTCTATGGTGAAGACACGGCATTCTGCAAGCGGGCGACGGCGCTCGGTTATCACATCTGGGCAGAACCGGCAGTCCGCGTGGGGCACATCGGGCATCTGACGATCTATCCAGACGAGTGTGCGAGGTATCGCGATGAGTGGCACTAGGGTGTTAATCACGGCTCCGCTTAAACAGGACGAGGGCATCTTCAAGGAGTTCCAGCGCTCGCTCGATGAGCTGACGATCCCGCACGGCGTGACCGTCGACCGGCATTTCATCGTCAACGACTGCGACGAGATCATCCCGTTCATCCGCGGCGCGAGCTATGAGGTTATCAACACCGGCGACCGCTACAACAAGGCAATCAACACGCACATCTGGACGCACGACAATCTCCAGAAGATGCCGCTGCTCCGCAACGCGACCATCAAGGCGGCGCTCGACGGCGGTTATGACTACTGGTGGAGCGTGGACACCGATCTCGTGCTCCAGCCGGAGACGTTGACGGCTCTGCTCGATGCCGATAAGGACATCGTCTCGGAGGTTTTCTGGACGCAGACCGATAAAGGCTCGTGGTGGTGTAATGCGTGGATGTTTGACCAGTGCGACAACGACGGCCACATCAAAGAGTGGCTGGAGCCTGGTCTGTACCAGGTCGGTATGACCGGCGCGTGCACGCTTGTCAAGACGGATGTTTTCCGACGCGGCGTTAGCTATGACGCGATCCCGTGCATCAAAAACGCGCTCTGGGGCGAGGACAGATGGTTTTGCATCAGGGCGGCCTGCGCAGGTGCCGAGATGTGGCTCGACACGCACTATCCAGCGGAACACCTCTACACGGCACAGATCTACAAGGAATATATGCAAAGGAGGCGCGGCAATGGCTGATCCTACACCTTTGACGCTTCTGCAAAAAGTGAAGCTGGCGCTGCGCGTGACCGTGGACGCCTATAACGAAGACCTGACCACGCTGATCGCGTCAGCTAAGCTCGACCTCGGAATCGGCGGCGTGGTGCTCCCGGAAACGCTGGACGAGATCTGCGAGAGGGCGATTATCACCTACTGCAAAATCCATTTCCTGACGCTGACAGATGGCGAGTATTCGCGGATGAAGGCGTCGTATGATGAGCAGAAGGCTCAGCTCGCGACCGCGACCGGTTACACGAATTGGGGTGGCGTGACATGATGCGGCAAGACGTGCTGACGCTCATCAGCGAAACGCCAACTGCTCACGGCATCTTTGACACGCCGACAGAAGAGACGCGCGATGTGCTATGCTCGGTGCGTTCGGTTGGGTTCAATGAATTTTATCGGGCGCTTGAGCAGTCGCTCCGGCCGACGATGGTGTTCGTGCTGGCGGATTATGCGGAGTATCAGGGTGAGAAAATCTGCACTTATCACGATGTCCGCTACCGCATCGTGCGCACCTATATCACACCGCAGCAGACTATTGAGCTGACCGTAGAGGAGGCGACTGTCGATGCTTAGCGAGATTGTTACGGCTTTGACGGCTACCGGCTACGAGTTCGCACATTACGGATGGAGCAAGGCTCAGACGGGCGACTATGGCGTATACGCCGAAGACGGCGCGAACGACCTCGAAGCCAATGACAAGCACGCTGAGAAGGCCATCGTTGGCACGGTAGACTATTTCACGCGAAACGACACCGGAGCGCCGAAGGCTGTTATCGAGGCGGCTCTTGATGCGTCTGGCGCGGCGTGGTCGCTTAACAGCATCCAGTTCGAGGAGGACACCGGATTTATTCACTACGAATGGGTATTCGAGACGGGTGACTGACATGGCGACCATCGAGTTTAAAGGTCTGGCGGCCTATCAGAATCAAATCAACGCTCTGGCGAATCCGAAGATGGTCGAGAACATGTGCAAGTACAGCATTTACGACGCCGCGGGCATGGTTTGCGATGAAATCAAGAAGGAGACGCCGGTAGACACCGGCGACCTGCGAGATAGCGTCAAACTGGAGTCGATGCAGACCAGAGACGGCATGACCTACACAAAAGTTGACTTTGCCGGTTATGACCGTGACGGCACGCCGAACATGCTCAAAGCCCGCGCGATCGAAAGCGGAACGAGCCATATCCAAAAAAAGCCGTTTGTGCGGCCCACGGTGAAGCGCGTCACCAAGCTGGCTGAGGTCATGATGGACAAGGCTGTCAACGAGTATCTTTCCAAGTTTATGAAAAAGGAGAAATGAAAAATGGCTACTATCGGACTTTCCCGGCCGTATATTGCTCGCTACACGAACGCGGGCAGCACGGTCAGCTATGCCGGCGGCTGCCTGCTCGGCGGCGCGACTGAGCTGTCGATTGATCTCAACAGCGGCAACGACAACATCCTCCGCGCTGACAACGGCCCGCGCGAGAGCGACGACCAGTTCGCCGGCGGCACCGTCAGCATCACGGTCGATGACCTGCGTCCGACGGCGTACATCGCGGCGCTCGGCGTCACCAAGGAGGTCATCTCCGCGTCCGGCGTTTCGACTCCCGGCGCGGCGTGGCTCGTCCACAACAACAACCAGCAGGTGCCGTATCTCGGCTTCGGAGCCATTGCCAAAAAGAAGGTCAACGGCGTCATCAAGTACGTCGGCATCCTGCTCAACAAGGTCAAGTTCTCGAACCCGAACACGGCGATCACGACGCAGGGCGAGACCATTGAGTGGCAGACGCCGCAGCTCACCGGCCAGATCTTCCTGTCCGATGACACCGACGGCGACTGGAAGCGCATCACGACGCCGCTCGACACCGAAGCAGAGGCCGACGCGGCTGTCCGCGCGTATCTCAACATCACCGAGGCGAGCATCACGCCGAGCCTGTCTGCGCTCGCTATCGGCTCTCTGACGCTCGATCCTACGTTCGCGTCCGGCACGACGGCCTACACGACCACTACTACCAACGCGAAGGACGCGGTCACGGCTACGCTGACCAACGCCGGCGACGAGCTGGCCATCACGGTCAACGGCGCGGCCATCGACAACGGCGACGATGCGACCTGGGAGACCGGCACGAACACCGTGATCATCACCGTCACCAACAGCGGCGGCGCTCAGCGGCAGTACATCGTGACCGTCACCAAGTCGGGCACTTAATCAGGGAGGGGCAAGATGAACGAGATCACGCTCGGCGGGAAAAGCTACCCGCTCACCTATTCGGCGAACGTCGCCTGT